TCAGACGTAACAAAGAGAAATTCAAATGGGCAAACAAAATCGGGGTTATACTCGTTATTTATCCCGATGGAGTGGAACTACGAAGGATTTATTGATGAGTACGGGCAGCCCGTATTTAATAATCCTGATACAGGCGTTTTGGACCCGTTTGGTGACACTATTGAACAAGGAGTTATAGATTACTGGGATAATGAAGTTGAAGGCCTTAAACAAGACCAGGACGCTTTAAATGAATACTATCGCCAGTTTCCACGTACAGAAGAACACGCATTTAGAGATGAAACAAAAAACAGCTTGTTTAATCTCGCTAAAATATATGAGCAGATTGATTATAACGAAGATCTGCGTAATACTAATGTTGTAACCACTGGTAATTTTCAGTGGGTAAACGGCGTTAAAGATACAAAAGTTGTATTTATGCCTTCACCGCAGGGCCGCTTTAAGGTGTCATGGATACCGGAGGCGAGCATGCAAAACAAGCAAATTGTTAAGAATGGCGTTAAATACCCGGGTAATGAGCACGTCGGTGCTTTTGGTTGCGATAGCTACGACATTTCAGGAACTACCGACGGAAAAGGCTCGAAAGGAGCATTGCATGGGCTTACCAAGTTCAGCATGGAAGATGCACCACCAAGTACATTCTTCCTTGAATATATAGCTAGGCCACAAACAGCAGACATATTTTTTGAAGATGTGTTAATGGCTTGTGTGTTTTACGGTATGCCGATATTGGCGGAGAATAATAAACCTAGGCTTCTTTATCATTTTAAACGTAGAGGCTATAGGGGTTACTCAATGAATCGTCCGGATAAGCTGTGGAATAAGCTGTCTGTAACTGAAAAAGAAATTGGTGGTATACCAAACTCTAGCGAAGATATGAAGCAAGCGCATGCCGCTGCTATTGAAATGTATGTAGATAAATATGTAGGCCAACAAGAAGACGGCACATACGGAAGCATGTATTTTAATAACACATTAAACGACTGGTCTAAATTTAATATTAATAACCGTACTAAATACGATGCTTCTATTAGTTCGGGATTGGCTATAATGGCTTGTAATAAAGATTTATACAGACCTGTTGGTAAATTGGAAAGAACAAAACTTAATCTCCATATTGCAAAATACAAGCAAAATGGATATACTTCAGAAATAATAAAATAACATATGGCTCAGTCAGTTGTAAATAGCGCATTCCCAAGTCAAGTCGCAAGCGACCTGGAAAAGGTTTCTTACGAATATGGGCTTAAGGTTGCTAGAGCTATTCAAAACGAATGGTTCTCTAGTAACTCGGGGACGGCTCGCTTTAGAAGCAACCAAAATACATTCCACAACCTGCGGCTATATGCTAGAGGAGAGCAGAGCATACAAAAATATAAAGATGAATTGTCGGTTAACGGTGACTTGTCTTATTTAAATTTGGATTGGAAGCCTGTACCCATTTTATCTAAGTTTGTAGATATTGTGGTTAACGGGATTGCAGATCGCTCTTTTGATATAAAAGCTTATTCTCAGGATCCATATGGCGTAAATAAAAGATACGCGTATTTAGAGTCGATCATAAGAGACTTGCAAACGAAAGAAATTAGCGACTTCGCTAGAGAAAAATTTGGCATTAATCTTTACGAAAACGACCCCGCGGCGCTACCTGAATCAAAAGAAGAGCTAGAGCTGCACATGCAGCTTTCTTACAAACAAGGTGTTGAGATAGCTGAAGAAGTAGCTATTAACACTTTGCTTGATGGCAATAATTACGATTTAACAAAACGCCGTTTATATTACGACCTTACTACACTTGGCATTGCGTCGGTAAAAAACAGATTTACAGAGGCAGAAGGCGTTGTTGTTGAATATGTTGATCCTGCTAATTTAGTTTATTCATATACGGAGTCTCCATATTTCGACGACATTTACTATGTTGGTGAAGTAAAATACGTTCCTGTTAATGAATTAAAAAAGCAATTCCCAAGCTTAACAGACGAGGAGCTTGAAAAAATACAGGGGCAAAGCAGCAGAAACTTTAGAAAGAACTACGATTTAGATTCTATCGGAGCCGACCAAAGAGATAATAACACTGTTCAGGTTTTATATTTTAATTATAAAACGTACATGAACGAAGTTTATAAGGTTAAAGAAACAGCAACAGGTGCAAGCAAGGTTATCATTAGAGACGATCAATTTAATCCGCCGGCTGATTCTACAGAATTTGGAAAGTTAAGCCGCTCTTTAGAGGTATTATACGAGGGTGTACATATTGTTGGTACAGAAATCTTGCTTAAATGGGAGATGGCTAAAAACATGATGCGCCCTAAAAGCGATTATGCTAAAGTCAAAATGAACTACAGCATTGTTGCACCAAGAATGTATAAAGGACGTATCGAGTCTATTGTAAGCCGATGTACCGGCTTTGCAGATATGATTCAGATTACACATTTAAAATTACAGCAAGTCTTAGGCAAAATGATGCCAGATGGTGTCTATATGGACGCTGATGGCCTTGCTGAAATTGATTTAGGTAATGGCACCAATTATAACCCTCAAGAAGCACTTAACATGTTCTTTCAAACGGGTTCTGTTATTGGTAGGTCTTTTACCAGTGAAGGAGATATGAACCCCGGCAAAGTGCCAATTCAGCCATTACAAACAGGCGCGGGCGGTCAAAAGCTCCAAACACTTATTCAAACATATAACTATTATCTGCAAATGATCCGCGATGTAACGGGTCTAAACGAAGCGCGCGATGGCTCTATGCCTGATTCAAGAACGCTCGTAGGCGTTCAAAAACTTGCAGCAGCAAATTCAAATACAGCAACCCGCCATATTTTAGATGCTGGTTTATTCTTAACAGCGGAAACTGCGGAATGTTTGTCTTTGCGTATTTCAGATATTATTGAATATCACCCAGCTGCCGAGGCGTTTATACAGAAAATAGGCGGCCATAACGTTGGTATTTTAAATGAATTAACTGAATTGCATTTGCATGACTTTGGTATTTCATTAACATTAACACCCGACGAAGAAGAAAAACAGTTATTAGAAAATAATATCCAAACAGCACTTTCAGCGGGACTAATTGATTTAGCCGACGCTATTGACATACGTGAAGTTAAAAACCTTAAGCAAGCTAACCAGCTTCTTAAACTTCGCCGCAGAAAGAAACAAGAGCGCGATCAAGCAATGCAGCAACAAAATATGCAGGCTCAAGCGCAGGCGAACGCACAAGCGCAGCAGGTCGCGGCTCAGGTTGAAATGCAGAAAGAACAAGTGGCACTGCAAACAAAATCACAGCTTGAGCAGCTGAAAGGACAAATTGAACAGCAAAGAATGCAAGCCGAAGTTGCAGCGAAAAAAGAATTGATGGCGCTTGAGTTTGAATACAATATGCAGCTAAAAGGTATTGAGGCAAACGGGCAAAAAGCTAAAGAGGCAGCGAAAGAAGATCGCAAAGACGAAAGAACAAAAATGCAAGCCTCGCAACAAAGCCAATTAATTGAGCAGCGACAAAAGCAAACCCCGCCAAAAAGCTTTGAATCAGGCGGAAACGATATTATGGGCGGTGGTTTCGGTTTAGGAACCTTTGAACCTAAGTAATAATAACAATAATAATTATATAGTATTTTATCATGAGTGAAGAAATTCAAGAAGACGTACAGCCGAAATACGCTTCGGTTGACGAAGATGGTACAATTAAAGTAGATTTAAGAGTAGATGCCGTTCAAGAGCAAGGCACAGATGAGGTTCCTGTACGCGACGAACCCGCAGCTGGCGAAGAAGTACCAGTCGAAAACGTCGAAGAAACAGTTGAAGAACCTGCCGGAGAAAGCGAGCCCGTTCAAAATGAAGAGCCCGTTTTACAAGAAATAACAGACGAAGCTGAAGAGGCTGTAGCTGAAGCAACAGAACAATTGCAAGACGATGTTGCAGACGCTATTGAGGAAGCAAAAGAATCAGGCGTTGAATTGCCGGAAAACATTCAAAAAGTTGTAGACTTTATGAACGATACAGGCGGTTCGCTTGAAGACTATGTACGGCTTAATACTGATTACGCATCGTTAAATGACAATCAGTTATTACGCGAATACTACGAGCAAACCAATCCTCATTTAGATAAAGAAGATATTGACTTCATGCTTGAAGACAAATTTTCTTATGACGAGGAGCTTGATGACGAAACGGAAGTGCGCCGCAAAAAGCTAGAGCGCAAACAAGCATTAGCAAATGCTAAAAACCATTTAGACGGTCTTAAGTCTAAGTATTACGAAGAAATTAAAATGGGATCACGTTTGAATCCCGAACAGCAAAAAGCGATTGAATTTTTCAACCGCTATAATAAAGAAAGTGAAGAAGCAGCTAAAATTGCTGAACGACAAACTAGCCGATTTAGGCTTGAAAGTGATAAAGTCTTTAATGATAAATTCGAAGGTTTCGATTATAATGTTGGGGACAAGAAATATCGCTTTAAGGTTAAAAACGCTAGCGAGGTTAAACAAACCCAAAGCGACATCAATAATTTTGTTAAGAAGTTCTTAAACGAAAATAATGAGTTGTCAGATGCCAAGGGTTATCATAAATCTCTTTTCACCGCAATGAATGCTGATCAAGTGGCACAACATTTTTATGAGCAAGGTAAAGCTGACGCTCTTAAAGCAAGTGTGGCTAATTCGAAAAACGTTGATATGGGCCCGAGAGGGGTGCATGAAAAAACAACAACTTCAAATGGCTGGACGGTACGTGCAATACAAGACGGCGAAAGCTCTTCTAAACTTAAGGTTAGATTTAGAAAATAATCCATTTAAAACAAATTAAAAAATGGCTTTTAACAATTCAGGTGCCTTTGGGGCACATTTGACTCCGCGTCCTGTTAAAGGATTGTTTGCGGATAATTACATTAACTTCCAGGACCCAAGCTTCCAACAGTGGAGCCAACAGTTCCTTCCTGAAGTTTACGAAAAAGAAGTAGAGCGTTACGGTAACCGTACAGTTTCTGGCTTCTTGCGCATGGTGGGTGCAGAAATGCCTATGTCTTCTGACCAAGTTATTTGGCAAGAGCAGGGTCGTTTGCACATCGCTTATGAAGATGTGGTTGTAGCTAGCGCTACAGAATTGACTTTGCCTGCTGGCCACTTGTTGGGTGTAGGTATGACTATCGTTATTAACGACGATGCAGTTGGTGTTAAGAAAACAAACAAAGCTCGCGTTTCAGCAGTAAACGGTACAGCTGTAACTATCGAAGTTTACGACAACGCTAACGCTCAGTTGGATCCAGCAATTGCGGGCCCAGTTACTGTATTTGTTTACGGTTCTGAGTACGGCAAAGGTTCTGCGGGTGTTGGTAACTCTATCGACGCTTCTTTTACAACTTTTGCCAACAAACCAATTATCTTGCGTGACAAGTACCGTGTAAGTGGTTCTGACGTTGCTCAAATCGGTTGGGTTGAAGTTACTTCTGAAGCCGGCACTGGTGGTTACTTGTGGTACTTGAAGTCTGAGCACGAGTCTCGTCTACGTTTCGAAGACTACTTGGAAATGTCAATGATCGAAGCTGAAAAAGCTGCAGGTACTATGTCTGTTGAAGGTACTGAAGGTTTGTTCGCAGCTATTGAGTCTCGCGGTTTGGTATACAACGACCAAGCTTTCGGAACTGCTGGTTTGACAGACTTTGACGCTATCTTGCAAGAGCTTGACAAGCAAGGTGCTATTGAAGAGAACATGTTGTTCTTGGATCGCGCAACTTCTTTGGGTATGGATAACATGCTAGCTGCTCAGAACTCTTACGGTGCTGGTGGTACTTCTTACGGGGTGTTTGACAACTCTGAAGATATGGCATTGAACCTAGGATTCTCTGGTTTCCGTCGTGGTTCTTACGACTTCTACAAGACTGACTGGAAATACTTGAACGATTCAACTACTCGCGGATCTATCGGTGATGTAGAAGGTGTTCTTGTTCCTGCTGGTACTTCTACTGTGTACGATCAAGTATTAGGTAAAAATATCGCACGTCCATTCTTGCACATTCGTTACCGCGCTTCTGAAGCAGACGATCGTCGCATGAAGTCTTGGATTACAGGTTCTGTTGGTGGCAACTACACCAGCGACGCTGATGAAATGAACGTACACTTCCTTTCTGAGCGTGCACTTTGTGTTCAAGCAGCAAACAACTTTGTATTGTTGAAGAAAACTCTTTAATAATTAGTTTTCAATAATATTGCCCTCGCCTTCGGGCGGGGGTAATTATTACCTTTATTTAATTT